GGCCACATTTGTTTAATGTTCTCAACTCTAACGTCCATCCAATCCCTGAACACTGCGTCAATGCCACCCTCTGCATTACCCTCAAGCATAACTTGACTGACTGGTACAGCTTCAAATTTTAATGGATCCTTTCTAGTACCTTCATTGACAGCAAGCACGCCAGTGGATATTAAAACATCGCTTAAGCTTTCGGCAACTGAGGTATAGAAATTACTTCTATCTAATATTCTAAAAAAATGGTCGGTCATGTTCTGCGTGGCTTCAAGTGCTTTTTCATACTCGGCACTTTCAGGCTCGCCGAACTGGTCGCCGGGTACAAACTTCATCCACTGTTGACCTTGAGGTACTAGACCCATCAACATTTTATCGGCTAACTGTTGATGTGCTATTGGTAAAGTCAGGTCGTAGATATCCCCGTTGTATTGATTACCTTTAGTAACCGCACCGCCGCGCCCGTAGTTCTCGAACGGGTTATAGTCTGGCAAGGCGTAATGATATGCAGTCTCAAGCATAGAACGCCACTGGTCCAAGTCTCCCTTGGCTTTGTTACGTCTACGTACAAGCCTGTTAACGTCAAGCTTGGGCTTGTTCTCTTCTTTAATTTCATTAAACAACCGTGAGTTGTCGCGCCTTTTTAATATTTTATTAGCATCAACCATTAGCCTAAGTCTCCACTTCCGCCTAGCGAATCGGTAGCCGCTGCCTTAGGTGTATCAGTACTAAAGAACCCACCACCAGCCGCACGCGAGGAACGTATTAATAAACGCTGCGCTTTGTTCTGTTCTTTTTCTGATCGTTTTTTTAATTTATCTGTTTGTTCGTTTAGCTTTTTGGTTGCTTCGTCTGATCTTCTTGCTGCATCTTCTGCCCTTCTTTCTGCTCCGCTCTTGCCGCCCATGATTTTATAATCCTTATATGATGTGGTGTTTTGTTTATAAGTTTATTATATAGCTGACTAGGGGTAAAAGTAAAAGGCCAGTAGGTGCCAAGTAGGTATTGAATACCCCCTACGCACCCCTGAATTGCGGGCATAGGGTAGTTAAATCTATCTGTCTTCTTAACTTCAAGATGTATAACTGTAGCCGTAGGGTTTAATTTTATGAATGAATGCATAACTTCTGTGTTGTAAGTAGCTGGTAAAATAACTGTTGCCAAGTCTGTGCGTGATGGGTCAACACATACCCAGCCCGTCGCCTGCCTCTCGATAGCAAAGACATGTTTAAAACCTTTGCGGCATAACCAGCTAAGGGGGTAATCAATATCATCTTGAAAGATTAAATATATTTGTCTTGATGCCTCAGAGTCTAATAGCAATTCGAATCACCTTATTTTTATTTGTTCCATGAACTTTCTTTTTAACCAGCGTGTCACTTTTATAAATACATATGTGACTACTAACAGTACTGACAGCCCCAGTATAGAGACTGTCAACCCTAGCTTTTAAAGAGCCGCGCATTATTGTGCTGTCTCTGATTCTTTCCATTCACGAATTTCTATTTCTTCCATGTCCAATGGCATCAAGCAAGACTGACAACGCATAGTCGTAGCCTTTTGCATTCCGCCTTTAGTCATGCTGGCAGTCACTATAAAAATATGCTTGCCTGCTTTACATTCTGTTGTCAGTTCAACTTTCTTTTTCTTCGCTGTCATTTTTAATTTCCTTTTTGTTTTTGCTTACAAGTTTTTTAAGTTCGTCTTTGGCATCCTCTGTAACCTTTGATTGTATATCAAAAAAATCATCTCGCTTTGCCATGCCGTCTTTGATTGATTTATAGATAGATTTAAGCGTTACTATCTCAGCCGGTATGATCGCGTCAAGGTTATGCCCTAGTCTTTTTTCTAAGTGATCAATCTTTACCCCTAGTATATCAAAGGCTGATACCATGTTGCGAACCTGATCAGCAATAGGAACGTCTGAGCTTTCAAGGGTGGTCTTGCATTGATTGACTGCTGCCTCTGTTACATCGCCGGGGATGATAGCAAGTATACAAGCTCGTAATCTTCTAGCGCCTTGGTTAGCGACCAGCTCGTATATATCGCGAGGGTCTTTTAATTTGGTAACGCCTTTGCGTGAATGTCTTTCGTGCTTCACATGAAAAACTTTAACGACTCTTGTATTCGTTTGAAGATCTATTGCGTAAGCTTCTGCAACTGATACGCCGTTGCTTTGTGATACTTCACGTACACCACAGTCAAGGTTTCCCCAGTACTGCGCCATAGCTTCGGCAAGTCTTATGCTTGGGCCTGTGATTAACTGGCCGCCTCGTGGGTATGCGTACATTGATTGTTCTGCTAACAGTGGTCGCTTGCAAGCATCCATCATATTCATATAGCTTTCATGTTGGTTTCTTGGGTATTTCTTGGCAATTATATATGCGCTTTGAACCTCTGCAATTGCTCTAGCCTCGTTAACTGTAGCTAAACTTGTGCTTTGTTTTACTTCTTGCTTAAATCCTAAGTCGTTATGCATTATACGTGTCTCCAAGTTCTATTAGTTTTGATTAGGTATATTGTTTTCCTAGATACTTTGTACTTTCTTCCTATTGATTCCTGCATCTCGCCACTGGCTAATAATATTCTAATGTTTATTACATCTTTATATTTTAATTTTGACCTATGGCTTTTTTCTCCGGTAAGACTTCGGCCCTTTTTAACCATGTCTGTCATATTATCTTGGTGCGTACCTTCAAATAAATGGTCAGGGTTGACACATGTAGGGTTGTCGCATGTATGGCAAATATAAATATCCTTGGTTATCTTTCTACCCGTATGCAATTCCCACGATACTCTATGAGCTTTGAGTGGGTTATTTGCTCCGCTACCTAAAAAGCCATAGCCATGTTTGTCCTTGCCACCAGTCCATAAATGGCAGCAATCAGTTTTATTAATTCTCATGTAAAATCTATTTTTTAAACTTTGCATTTTTTCCTGTGGCGACATTCCTTTATATGTTCTGCCTTTAGGTTCGCCGGTATAAGATCCGTATCGGGTCTTTCTATTTTTACAGCTTCCGCATACAGTACTGTGTTTAATAGTAGGTAGCTCACAGCATTCAACCTTGCATATTCTATCATTCATATAGAATCACCTTCGGCATACCTTGGCATTGAAAGTAAATTAACACCAAAGTCAGGCCATGCATTATTTTCTATGCAAGCTTTAAGGTCTCGCGCAAGCCTATGGAACTGGTCAACAGCAAAGGTGATGGATTGCTCATCCATTACATACACAGCGGGAACAAACGGCGCTGTATTCTCAACGGCTATAATAACAAAGCGTGTCATTGGTTCGCCTATTGATGCTAATGCTTCCTTTGCAAAAGCTGCCTGCATGAAATAACCAAACTTCCACGCTGAATTAGAAAAGCTCCATGGCGACGCGTCCGCTGTAGTTTTTAAATCAACAACTAAGCCTGAATGTTTATACCAAATATCAGGCCTTGATTTAAACTGCATGCCTGTTTCTTGTGACGTCCAGTAAATAGAGTTTTCAATTAAAGGGTCGTTAGATAGCATGTTTGCTGCGTCTTCGTTAGCCATAATTGATGCGCACATTTTTTTAGCTGTATCTATTTGCTCATCTGTAACCAGGGTTTTGCAAGAGTGCTCAAGCTCGAACGCTGCCCACTGCTCTTTTCCTATCTTGGTTCTTTTATTAATGACAGGAACTATTGCAAATTCCTTATCAAATAACTCAGGTTCAAGAAGTAAACAATGAGTCAACGAACCTAACGCCATAGCAGGCGAGCCTTTAAAAATCTTAGGGTTAAGGTAATGTTGTGGTGACTTGTGGAAGCTCATTAATCTTGAGCGGCTAACCCCTTCCGAACCATGATAATTATTATTCGAAATAACATGTATACCATTTTCATATTTTAGCATTTATACCCCTTTGGCTTTGCTGTTATGAATTCAGTTGCATTGTATTAATTATTTATGGTAAAGTCAATCAAAAATTAATGAGGAAACAAACAAATGAATCCTGCCGATGTAAAAGATCACTACGTAACATGGGCAAATGCAATGCGCAAATTAGAACTAGGCACTAACACCTATGGCTATTGGCTTAAGCAAGGGTATATACCTGTCATTATGCAAAGAAAAATTGAGGGGGTAACGAAAGGAAAACTTAAATCTGATGTATAAAGTCAATGCAATCAACACGGGAAGGACAAACAACCGTGTTGATCTGGATAGCAATGTATTGTACTGTCTGTATCTCAAACACGATGCAATCAACATCTGTTTGATGGCTTAGTTTCTAGGTGGAAGTGACGATTAGTCAAAGTAAGAATGGGAAAGCGTCCCTATTATTACCTCACCCCACCTTTAAAGCAAGTGTTATGATCTTTCGGATGATATCCAAGAGCAAACAAAGCAATGTGAATTGAGGTGCAGGAAGTGCCATAGAAAATAAAACTAACCCCCTTTGTTAAAGTTGAAGCTTTAACAAAGGGGCCATCCATGATAATCCTATCAACACTGTGATTATTATATAATCATTGCACGCATAGTGCAAGAGCTATTACGATAAAAAGGAATCTAATTTTGAGTAGTTCAAACCTAAATACACTTTTACTGTCTAATTTTTCAGGTCAAGAAAATGTTATAACAATACCTAAGTTATATATTTCTCTTTTAAAATGTCATAAGCAAGCACTGCTTTTAAATCAAATAATTTTTTGGTCTAATAAATCAACCAAAGCAACTGATGGATGGTTTTTTAAATCTTATAAAGACTGGTCTGATGAAACTTTAATACCAGAAAGTACAGTCATAAAACTAATTAAAAAAATGGTTGCTTGCGGTGTGTGTGAAACTAAAACTAAAAAAGTTTACAACGTAAATACTTTATTTATCAGACCTATGATGGATAGCATTATAATCATGCTTGAGTCAATGATAAACAATGAGAGTAAAAACCCCCCTAGAAAACCAAAATGGTCTTTTAAAGAAAACCAAAATGGTCTTTTAGAAAAGACCAAAATGGACGATTCTTATAAAGAACAGATAAATACTACAGATAATTACTTACATAAAGATAAAGAAAGTACCAAAGAAAAAATTAAAAATGATTATGAAAAAGATAATCTTTCTGTCTACGATGCCACCCCTGAACCATCCAAACAATTAGCTACACCCTCACCAAAAAAGAAAAAGCCTATTGATTTAATTGTTGAAGACAATCGCTTTAACTTACCTGAACAATCAATACTTGATTACATTGCCACAAGGAAAGAAAAGAAAGCGGTAGTTAATAAAACTGTTATCAAAGGCTTGTACCGTGAGCTAGACAAGTGCGTTGCAGCAGGTCATAACCCAGTAGAATGTTTTGATACTATGGTTGAGTGTGGCTGGAAGTCCCTTAAGATTGAGTGGATAGAAAACTATAAGCAAGGCAATAGTCATAACAATAAAGCTACAGTGATTGACACTAAAAATACTGATTGGATTGAGGGGGCTTTTAAGTGAGAAATGTGAGCGATATAATCAAAGACGGCCTTAAAAAAAATGATGATGTTGAAGAAGTGCATTCAAATAATTTTAAAGTTGTAAGTGCTGAGCTAATAAATGATTTATTTATACGTCTTATGAGTATACACCCAGCATATAAACAGGCTTGGCCAACTCAAGAATCTTTTGATGGTGCTAAAAATGAATGGATGATTGCTTTTATTAAACATAAAATTAATAAGCAGTCACAAATTGAGGAAGGGCTAGACGTTTGCAGAGATTCTGGCGATAGGTTTCCACCCTCGGTAGGTGAGTTTATAGAATATTGCCAACCTAAACTAACATCAATGGGCGTACCAACTTACCTTGAAGCATACAACGAAGCGATTAAGCGGTCACATCCTGCCGCTACGGGCGAAACGTGGAGTCATGCAGTAGTTTATCATACTTGGTATCAAACAGGCTCACGGGCGCTTAACATGGCCACAGGGTCATACCAAATTAAAGAAATGAAGGACATGTTTTATTCTAACTATGACTTAACGTTGAAAATGTTTGCAGCAGGTGAGCCATTGCGAGAGCTACCAAAGCTATTAAACAAGCCTGAACATGATCCACAAGTCACAAGTAAGGGGGCGGCAGCATTGAAAGCTATGAGAGATAAGCTATAATATATATATCCTGTTAAAAATGGGGGTGTGTATGATGGATTTTATAAATGATGATTTAAAAGAGTTGCTTATTGCTCTGTTGATATCAAGTGTAACTCTTATCTTTACTTATCCAGCCCTCATTTTTTATGAGTTCTTGGCCGCGCCATTAATTCTGATTGGTTCTTATTTGATTAGTCACTGGAATAATGCACAGGATGAGCAGGAGTTGCCAGCCCCTAGAATGTAGGGCTAGCATAGTTTGTTCGGTGTTATGCACAGGGTTATGCATTGCCATCGCTTAATAACTTAAGCCTTGAATGCTCTTGCATGTGATGCGCTCTGCATAACCAAATAATATCTAATGGTTTTTCATAGTCAGGATGATGCCCATCCACATTACTAATAGCCCCGCACTTTTCGCAAGGCTGCTTTATTAGATGCCCAGACTTTAAAGCAATCTTTAAAATTGCTCGCGCGCCAATTTCTTTAGGGTGAGCCGAGCGGTATTTTTTCCTTTTATCTTTTCTTACGCAAACGTTACAAGTTTTATTTTCTCTAAACATATGTAAATGATAAATTTCTTTACATGTAACGCACCTTTTTTCTTTGTCATGTGCAGGCATTCTAAACCCCACTTTATCTTTTATATATAAATCCATTAAAAAGGCACGTCGTCGTCAAATTGCTGTGCTTGTTGTGAACTTGCCGGAGTTACCGGACTGTTGCTTGCAGCTTGTTGCTTAGGTACATCGCCCAGCATTTTCATGTCGCGACCTTTAATTTCTGTGCTGTATCTGTCTTGGCCGTCGTTGTCTTTCCATTTTCTAGTATGAATTGAACCCTCGATGTAAACTTTGCCACCTTTCTTTAACCACTTGCCACAGATATCAGCGACGGGTCCGAAAAAATTTACTCGATGCCACTCTGTTTGCTCTTTCTTTTCGCCCGTTGCTTTATCTTTCCAGCTCTCGCTTGTTGCTACAGTTAAGTTAGCAACGTTGCCGCCGCTAGGTAGCTGTCTAAGCTCGGGGTCTTTACCTAAATTACCGATTATTATTATTTTATTTAGCATTACTTATCCTTTTATATAGAAACATAGTATAATTATTAAGCTAATAACTATTGAAATTATGCAGAATTTATAATCAAATTTGTTTTGTTCTAGCTTGTTTACTTCTTTTAGTAGCTCGTTATCTTTTCTCATTCTTCACCCTCATAAAAATTACCTTCCCACTCTAAAATAATCCCCTCGTCTATTAATTCATAAGGGTTAGTGCTGTACTTGGTGCAAATATTTAATAATGAATCGCTACTTATCTCTCGACCTTTCAATAAAATTTCAAGCGCAGCAATTAAGATCTCTTCTAATTCAATTTCTGATATCTGCGCAGCCTCATCGCCCGTAGCATCAAGCAGCGTCATGCAAACAACATCGTCAAAGGTTTCATCTTCTAACGTGTCGATTAACTCCTTTGCTGTTTGGTTCTCGACAACGTATTCAATCCAAAACTGCATTAGGTCTACCCCTTTTTATTTTTCTTGTGGTGTGTTTAGCAAGAGACTCATCTAGTATTTTTATTAATCTTGTATTCATTTCAGTTATTTTTTCTTTGCTATTACCTTTGGCAACACTTAGTTTGCCAATGTTGATAGCGATATCTAAAGCAATAGAAAATATTTTATACTCTCGATTAGTAATGTTCTCTAAACTGTTTGGGTACTTCGGTACTGATGCCGCCATTGTTAACCTTTATGTGTTATGTCTAACTCATCAGTGAGGATATCGTTTAACTTTTCACTGTTTACAAGCCTGTATCTTGTCTCTGCAACTAATTGTGCAAGAAGCATTTCAGTGTCACGCAATACATTAAGTAATTTTTGTGTTGATAACTGGTCTAACTCTTCTATGTTCATGCTTATGCCCTTGTAATATATTCAATGTCCAGTGCGTCAATCTTTGCGTAGTCTCTGTCGCATAGTGCGTCGTCTAACTCTTCGCATAACATATAAAAAACTTCCTTGCTTATTGGTACGACCTCCTCTAAATCCTCGATTGAATCACGAAAAACTTTTAACATTTTATTTCTGTTCATCTGCCATTACCTCCTTGATTGCTCTGATAGTTTCCTTGTCAATCCTGTCGCCTAACTCGTCAAGCATAGCTTTAAATTTTGCATCTATATGTTTTTGTCTTATCTCATCACGTAATTTTTTTAACTCATCAATTTGTTTTTGTATGTTATCTATAAATGGTGTGGTCATTATTTTTATTTTCCTACTGTTTAAGTTGTCCCAATGATACCATAATTAATGAGGTAGTCAACTAATTTTTAATGAGCTTTATAATTATTTTATAGGTGATTTATTGGTGCTATAATAAGTTAAATAAAATATTTTAGGACGAAGGCAATGACAGACAAGGGCAAAAGTAAAGTCAAACGTAAAGTCATCAAAAAAAAATACGTGTCTGAAAAATATAAGGCATCAATGGAAAAAGAAATTATCAAACGGTTTAGTGAAGGGGAGACACGACAAGAGTTTTGCGCTGTTCATTCTATATCAGAGGAAACATTTTCTTTATGGCTAGTAAAGATACCTGAGTTTGAAGAGGCTTATAAAATAGCAAAGGTTAAAGCTGAGTCATGGTATTTAAAAATCGGTCGTGAGCATATGATTGAAGAACACGAAGGCCCAAGGCTAAACATGGGGATGTATAACAGGACAATGAATACCCGTTTTAACTTACCCGCCCAGCGTAAGCTTAAAGTGAAGGGCTTAGCCAGTAAGAAAAAGATTCATGATAAGATGGGGGCGTTACTTAAATCAATTGAGGATGGTGAGTTAACATCGCTTGAGGCTGTGCAAATATCGAGAGTAGTTGAAAGTGTGGTCAAGATTAATGAGCATTCAGAACTTGAAGAAAGAATTTCACAGATAGAGCAAGCGCAAAAGATTGGTGCAGGCGATGAAGACTTTGAAGAGGTGAAAGACTAGCGCATCTTGCGAGCGTATTCTTTTTGCTGAAACATCTTAGGTTTATTGTATGTGTCAAGCCATCCGACGTGGCCGTACTGAAAGGCTGCGCTAGGGTGACTTGCCCAGTCGTGCAGCTCATCCGAGCTAAAGCATTTGTTTGTTTCGTCGTACTTGGCACGTGATGAGGCTAAAGCTTCTAGTCCATTCTTGCAGCCCTTGGCATCGAACCAACACATATCAAAGTTAGCCCTCGCCATTTGTATGCGCTCAATCACTCGAACGCGTGGCACTAGCGCGACGCTTAAACCTTTCTGCATGAGTGCATGCAACCTTGTCTTGCCTGTCGTCCACTCGGTCTGACTTGTATCGTGTGGCATGAAGTGCTTACCGTAACCACTGAACCCGTACCGCTCGCGTATCTCATGCAGTAGTTTGATGTAGTAATCTATATCACCGTAAGTTTTATCATGCTGGTAAAAATATCTAAACTGTTGGTTGGCTCCTGAGCCTATGACTTGAAAGAACCATATACTATTAGTGTCTCGGCTTCCTATGTCCCACGATGTATGCACAGGCAATGCCGGATAGATTTGCATGTCGTTAATGATGCGCCCAGCTTCATTGGTTCTAGCTAACTGCTCAGAAAAGAACGTGCCTTTAACTGTTATGTCATCGTTACAATAATACTCTTGCTGAATAAGATCCTCGTCCATACCTGAACGTCGTTCGTCTTCTACTTGTTCGGGGCTGAATATATAATTGCCGTCGTTGTCTCGTGTGTCGTCCACTGTAAGTTTACGGCAAGACCACTCAGGATTATCAAGGTTAGCTTGCATTAACTTGTAGGCATGACCACGACCAAACGATGTAAAGTTGAAGCAGGCAAAGCCCTTGGGGTTCCTGCGTATGATTGGGCGCAGGTAATCCCATATCATCGGATGAGTTCTTTGGTACTCAGACATAAAGATACCACGCAAGTTACTACCTAGATGTGATCCTAATATGCTATCAGCACCAGTGATATGAAGCATTGACCCACTGGTAAAGTAAAGCTTGCGCTCTGTATTGTTAGGCTCGCGTGCCAGTAGATGCTTAGGAATTAAATCAATCCACCTTCTACCTTCGAGGTCTGTACCTTCCCACACTACGTTTTTTGCTTGACCTATCTTAGGCAGAGTATAGATATAATTGCCCGGTTCCATCGCAGCAAAGAGCCAAGCCAGGTTAAAGAACTCTGCATCTTTACCGCCTCGCCTGTGCACGTTTTCTATAAAAAACTTGTGGTCGCCTGAGAAAAACTTCTCAAAAAACTGTCGTTGATGAGGGTACGCTCTAAAGATATCTTTAAAGAAGTCTACTTCTTTTACTAGCACTGCTTGATATTCACAATAACTTTACCGTCGTTAGGTCTGACTCTTCTTATAATTATCTCGTCAATCTGTGAGTCATCAACAAACACTTGCGCTTTCTCTAATGAATCAAGCAGGCACTTAAGTATATTGTCAAGGTCACGCTTGCGCTTGTCAGGTGGGTACGCGTAGATAGTAACACTAAGCCTTGCATCTTTATCGTAAGCATGGCGATGGTCTAAGCAAATTAAACTCGTGTCCATTCTATATTGAACGCCCTTTGCTGTTATAAAGTAGCGTCCACTGTTACGCCTGTAATAATTGTTTACACTAGGGGGCCAAGGTAGCTCGATACTTATCATTTAGTAAGTCCATATAGCAGTTGGATACTCAGCAAAATACTTATCAGCAAGTCCGACATGTATGTATCTAGCATTAGCATTACCCTTTTGATGAAAGCCAAAACGTCTAATACCACGTTGAAAAAACATTTCTGTTAAGTCTACAGCTTTAGCACCATAGCAAAGAATATCTACAGCAAGACCTAGCGCATGCTCGCCCGGCTTAACCTTCATTGATTCAATAGGATGATTAGGGCTGCGATAGCCTGAGCTAATATTTATTATCTTGCCGTACTCTGTGCGTACTGATTGCAATATTTCCATTAACTCCGGGCGCATCTCACATTCATTTGTTGAACGGCATCGCAGCTCGGCACGTGTAAAGTTTGAGTATAGTGACCAGTCCATTATTTACCTCTAAGTTTATTTTTTTTATCTTTAGAAAAATCTATATCAATACCATGGTCAGCTAGAATTTTTTCGCTAACTTGTTCTAGTGGGTGATCTATATGCTTTGTAGCCAACTTAAATATAAAGCCGACCGCCAAAGCTCCGGCGATGATAAAAATCACCATCATCGGAGCAAATCCTTTTTGTTTTTTCATAAATACTATCCTTATTTAAGATACGACGGCTCTATCTGTCATCCTTCTCCAGTTAGTGCCATCACTAAACGCGGTTATTGCGCCGCCTGTTTCATCTGTTACAAAAATCAATGAGCCGGCTCCTGCGGTAGATGCTGATGGGACTCCAGCAACTGTATAAGACCCTGTTTTTACCCATGTACTTGATTCTATATCACCCACAACATCAAGCTTAGCGGCTGGGTCTTCAGTACCTACCCCTACATTACCAGCACTGGTAACGGCTAACTTAGTAGAATAGCTGCTTCCAGGAGTTTGAATCTTGAAGAGTCCGCTTGTTGAGCCGAGATAAGTATATAAAGCGCTTGAATCTTGCAGCCCAACAAAAGAAGACGCGGCGGATGAAACTATTTCTGCAACAGTTGAGCC